CAGCTGAAGTTACCACCTACATGGGATGGGGCACCTTCAAGGGATGTCAGCTGGTTGTAGTTGCAGAAGAAGCCACCACCTACATGGGATGGTGCTCCTTCGAGGGAGGTCAACTGGTTGTCGGCGCAGGCAAAGTCACCACCTACATGGGATGGCGCTCCTTCAAGGGATGTCAGCTTGTTGTCGTAGCAGGAAAAGTTATCACCTACATGGGATGGTGCACCTTCAAGGGATGTCAGCTGGTTGTGGTCGCAGAAGAAGTGAGCACCTACATGGGATGGCGCTCCTTCAAGGGATGTCAGCTGGTTGTTACTGCAGACAAAGTCACCGCCTGTGTACTTGATGTTCAAGTCAGCAACTGACTTCTTTTTTATCTCTAGTAGCTTCATCAAGGTTTCCAGTTCTTGTTGCGTTTTGACTTAGATGTGGGTCTTTTCCATGGTTCATGATCAGGAACAATTTCTGGTCTGTCAGCGCAGGGAGCTTCGGCCGCATTTGGTCCATTAAGGTGTATTTCACTACCAGTCTGCAGTATTGCGCCAGCCGCTAACAGGTTTAGCTGGGCACCTGCATCTATATTTAGGGGCCCGTCAGCAGATAGAGATACATCCTTGCATGCCGACAAACGTCCATGCCCGGCTGCGGCCAGATTTAGATTGCCGCCAGCGTGAAGGTTTATGTCACCCTTAGCGGTTACGTTAAAATCTGCACCTGTGGTAACGCTTATGCTTTCAGAGCCATAGACGTGAATGTGTCCATCTTGGTCAAGCTCTATCCAGGTTTTCCCCTTCGCGGTGCTGACATAGATACGCTCATTAGCGTCATCGATCAAAACCTGAGAGCCCTCTGCGGTTTTAATTCGCACTCTTGACGTCACGGGATTATCCTGCATGATAATCGCGTGATGTCCCGGTGTTACGATGCAGTACGTCTGCGCATCAAGTCCATCTCCCACTAAATCATTCTGGTAGCCCTCCTGACCATCTTTAACGGTTTTTGCCTGTGCAACCTGTCTCTCGTACACTCCACGGGTCATCGCCTCAGACTGAGTTATCTTACCGTTGAACTGCGCGGTTAAGTTCTGCTTTGACGGCTGTATTGGCTCAAGCACATCAGAAACTGGTCCATTTTCAGAATTTCTGCCAGCCGGCAAAGTTCTGTTTCCATGTTCTGGATATGTCGATGCAACGTAAAATCTAAGATTGTAGTTGTTATACAAGAATCCAACTATAACTGTGGCACCAACTTTAGGTATGGCCCAAATACCGTAGGCGGTTGGTCCATTGGTTGGAACAGCATTGACACCAGCTGGAAAATCACGAATTTGACCAGCCAGTGGAGATGTGTAGACTACCCAAGGAAGGTCCTCGATCTTGTACGCGTCACCATCAATTGATGGGCACCATACCTTGAATCTGCCCATCTGTTGCGGATCAGATGTATCAACAACTACTCCTTCTACGAACGCTGAAGTCATCATTTACTGCCTCACAGTTGTTCTAGCATCCACCAGCTCGCGTGAAATTTTGTTTGAACCAAACACGTTATGCGACCAAAGTTCCAGCTGCTGAGTGAAAACTCCACGTTCAATTATGTTTGTTACCTTGAAGACGACGTAGTAGTTGTCATAAAGAACGTCCTTTGTAAAGTTCTCTCCTTCAATCAGCTCATTGGTTCTAAAATCGACATTTGGACCCTTGACATTCAGCTTAACAAATACTGGAGTCGTCATATAGCTGGCATTACCAAGCTGTGGATTCATCAAAAATGTTCCACGGCCAGTTTTAGTCAGCATCCTTGTATCACTGTCAGAGTTCAAGATTTCACGTTCAAACTGCTGTCTGTACTGTTGCCGCTGCGCGTCAGTTATTGAAGAGGTTTGAGCTGTTTCTATGGTCTGCTCGGCACTCGGCGCAATATTTGGATTGCTGAACTTCAGCATAATGTCAGGGTTGCCTTTTATGGTCATAGCTACCTGTATCGGTGATGCCGCGTAGAATGCGGATAGATTTCTTGAGTACTGCTGAAAGCTTCTGCTAACTTCAAAGTTTGCCTGTGGATCCCTAGAGTTTGCGCTTTGCTCTGAAAATCCAGATTTTTCTAGCTCTGTTTTCATAGGGATTAAGAAGGGATCGTATGGTCTCATGCTTGTCAGAACTTCTGGTAATTTCTCCTTGCTAATTTCAGCATCATCTTCCTTAACAGCGAAAAGTTCACCCTCAGAAACTCTAACGTTACTGGCAAGCAAGAACTGCAGATCTTGAATTTTCATGTCAAAGTTCAGAACCTGTGTGTTCTTACCGGTGAAGATGTAGTCAAGTTCAAAGTAGTTAGCGGGTATGTTCTTTGACTGACCATTCTCTTTTACAGTTCTGTAAAACCTTTGCTGGTGCTGCGACACTTCTTCACCTGTTTTCTTCTTGGGCGGTTGCGCATTAGGAACCTCAAATGCAACCACATCAACGTGAACCGTAATAACATCATTAGTGCTCGTCAGGCTAACCACGTGCTTGTAGAACTTGATGAGACCGTCAGTCTTAGAAACTTTTTCTGAATTTGCAAATTCAGCTATCGCTGGAACCTGCCTAAAAATAATGTCAAGGACCTCTGTTATGGTGATGCCCACGGGAACTGAGCTGCTTACGTCCTTTGCTGGGCTCTTAGTTCCATCTGTCGGCTTCGCATTTTGCTTTTGTGCGGGAGTTTTTGCAGCGTCAAGCTTCTGAAGCTCCTTAACAAAATCACGTTCTTCAGACGAATTTACATTGTGCTTCCAAGACCCAAAAAATTCCTTATCACCCCATCCATCAGGCAGCGTAATTTGGTACTTTACCAGTCTACCAAATTTTGAATTTTGGCTACCGGTATTTTGCGGGTTTCTTCCAGCTCTCAGCAAAATTGGGCTTGTTGCGTTGTAGAAAGATAAACTTTCCTCATTTAGTCTATCTTCAAAAGCCTTAACTACAGATTGGAGAGTCTTACTTCCTATCGTGCTGAAGCTTGTGGCTTTACCAATATGTAGCCAGCGCTTGTGCTGAAACACAGAGAAGTTCATGTTTGGCATAAACTCTAGATTATACACGCCCTTTGAAAAGTCTAGGTTTACCTCCATTTTAAACAGATAGGCTGGAATCGTTACCGCTTGCACAGTTTGAGTGGTACCATCTGAATTATGCCCAACAAAGATAACTCTAATGAGAAATATCATGCCGTCAAAGTTGGTTTGCAGCTTGGTGTCCATCAGCCACTGCATGAAATTTATGAATGAAATACCTACGCTGTCAAGAACGGTCATCTCGATGGTCGTTGCAAGATTTGCATGAGACTGTCCAGCGGTAAGACCATTGATTAACACGTCGTACTTCATGCTTTCAACCGTAAACTGGCTGAACCTTCTGGTGTCCATTACTAGATAGACATCCTCCCCACTTCTTGCTGTTGAGTATGGAACAACTTCCCCCAATGCCTTTACCTTGTCAATTGCGTCGAGAGTTTCTCTATTATTAGACTGCTGCGTAAAAGCTCTAGCTGTTTCAGTAGATCGCGCAGCCATGACAACGAAGTGCGTTGAATATGAAGTGAACGCGTCAAGCGCGTTCTTTAATTTCATCGAGTTAGGTCCATCTTGAACAAATTGCTCTATGCGTTGCATGCTTTATGCTTTCAATCTATACTATAGGTAGAATCGACGTTGGAACATCTCTGGTGGAAGGTTCACCTCCAAGCCTGCCATTTAATAGAGAAGACATTCTTTCTCTGGTTGGGATGTACAGAACTCTTCCTTCATAAACTTCAGTGTATGGGTCAAGGATGTTGTTCATCATTGCAACCACCCACCAATTGGCTACGTTCTGTTCACCAAGAAAAACAGCTGTAATTAAGTCCAGCCTCCCAGCAAATTTTTTCTCAACGACGTATGTAGTATCAGTTGGGTCAAGAGATATTGTTATTCGATCCCACCACTCAAGCGCGAACTCATTAACTTCAGTTGTTCCTCCTGCGACATATCGGGAGTTTCTATTCATAGTGCTGTTCTTTTGCATGATTATTTCCTAAGATCAGCCAAATGTATTAGTTGGGGCTGGTAGCGCGCTTAATTCATCTCTAAACTGCTGTGCTTGTTGTTTAGAACTTTCAGTCTGTTTTTTCAATAGTTGAGCTCTCTTGCTGGCAATCTCTGTCTGCTCTCTTGCTTTCTGTGCTGAACTTGAGAGTGCTGCCGATTTTTCAGCATCCTGCTCGGCAGCTGCTGCTGCCTCAAATTCAAGTGCTGAATTTGTTTCCTGATTAGCTTTAGCAGTATACCTATCAGCAGCCTGCTGGCTAGTAACAGCGTTTTGTTCTGCTAGCGCAATGTCCTTAGTTAATTGAGAGCGCTTTTGGCGAAGTGCTCCATCTTCTGTCGAACCAGGGGGCGGCGCCGTTGGTCCAGGTGCTGCAGGTGATGTGTTTCCAACTCGCTGAATCGTGGTTTCAGCTGGTAAGCTTTCATTCTGTGAAACATTAGCTTCCGCTACTTCTGAAACAACTGCTTGTTTTTCTGTTTCTTCCACCTGTGTCGTCACTTCACTGCTTACAGACCCATTTGAATTTACCACCACAGTTTGAGCTTCTTCAGCTGCTACCCCTGGGGCATTGAGCTGTACACGTGTGCTCTCTTGAGTTGACTGAGATGAAACTGTTTGAACAAACGCTTTATCAAACCTGCCAGCTCTAAATTCTGCCAGATCAAAGCTGTTAAGTTGCTCAGTTGAAAAGCTTTCAACTAGTGTTATCTGCAGCTTAATAACTGCAGGGAATGGAATCAACTCACCGGTATAACTATACCGGTGAATCAACTCACCGGTATAGTCTAGTTCATTCCCTGCAGCTCTGGTAAATCCTTTTGCTGGAATGTAGTCTACATCCTGTGGAAAGTTCCAGCTTAAAGAGGTAATAACTACCTGTACTGGACCAACCATTTGATTTCTCCAGCCGGAAAATTCAAGCACCGGAGGTGGAGCGCCAAGCTTATCTGGATAGGCTACACGCGTATTCTCCCCAAAGAATGGCATGGTCCACCCACGCAGTACGTTGAGCTTTCTGAGATTCTCTGTTGCTTCATCAGTATTCCTACAGGTCAAAGTTGCCTGCACCGTCCATTGCGTACTGGTAGTCCCCTTGTACTTTTGAAACGCTGATGGGCTTTGAGGTGGAGCAACTGCTTCATACTCCACGTTTCTATTTTCTGTAACTTCTGGCATGATGTCAAATACGACTTGATCAACGCCTTTTTCTACCAGCTTAACCTTGTGGCTTTGGTCTTCAGCAGTATTTTGCCCAATCAATGATTTTACCTGCGCCGCTGTAAACTGCCCTTCTAGCTGTCGCTCAAGCTGCGCTTCATTGGAGTATGCATCTAGAGCCGTTCCTTCTCCAAGCGGGCTCATTTCTCTGATCATTTCATCAACTTCAGCTTCTGACGGACCGTAACCGTTCTCAATTTCAAACTTCCTAAAAGCGGTATTGGCTGAAGTAACGGTGTTATCTTTTCCATCTGCAAGCAGCTTCTTGAAACTGCCCCACGCCTCTGTCGTCTGTGAAACAGCTCTGTTTGCAAATTCGTCGATTTTGTTCTGGACGCTCCCAACTACAGCCCCAACAGCCCTAGGAACAGCCTCGTTTAGAAGATCTTTGATCACGATGTTTGAGCCTCTTTAATCTTGTCAAACATTTTTTCTGATAGCTTTGGCTTCTTTTCAAGCCCAACTATGTATGCGAAGGCACGCGGTTCATTTTTCCGTACAGCAAATCTTGCGAGAGAACCACTTATCATATCGTCGTTCACTTTATCCCCATCTACAATCATATCAATGATCTTTTGATAGTAGCTGTCGCCATCATCCGCATCCGCATCCGCATCACGGTCTAAACCAGGAACTGAATAGTGGGTGATTTTTTTACCACCGCTCTTTGCCGGTGTTCCATCATGGGTGAAGTAGTCATCAAGCATCTTTAGATACCCTGGCAATCTGTCACTGCCAGCGGCAACCGCAATGGGTTCCATGCCATTGTTTCTAACTTCTGCAAATGCCGCGAAGGCAGATGGGGCGATTAGAAACTTCACCCCATTTGCTCTTCCTGAGCTTTCCATGAAGGTCTTCCGTTCATCACCTGAAAGAGGGTTCCTAGATTTATCTTGATCAGACTTACTTCCGGCGACTATGACGACCACGGGAATAGTGTCTAGATTGAGGTCGGGGTTATCTCTGATAAATGCCTTCATTGCATTTATCACCTTGTAGTGTCCTCTGGTTGGAGGATTAAATCTGCCAACCGCGACAACGACGTTCTTTTTCTGTTTGCCAGGTAGTTCCTGAGCTTCTTCTAACTGCATTTTTATCCCCCGCTAGCGTTTTAGTATTTATGAACCTACTAAAGTCGACTGTAATCACAATTCTCGCTGCTAAATATCCTTTAGATGTTACAATTACTGTAAGTCGCTTAACAACCCGTAAGAAGGGCAACCCATGGCGACAAAAACTGTTTACAAGAAACCAAAATCAACTTCGACAAAAGGTCACTACGTTACCAATGCTCAGCTTCTTGAGGAAATAAAGGTATGCAAAGAAAAGGGAAAACTATCAAGTACCTTAGCTAAGTACCTGAACATGATCGCTGAGAGGTATTCTCGAAGCGCAAGCTTCGGAGGATATTCTTTTCGTGAAGATATGGTATCGTTTGCTGTAGTCAACCTGATTGCTAACTGGCACAAGTTCGATCCCACAAAGTCTGACAATCCTTTTGCCTTCTATACCACCGCGGTCTATAGAAGCTTTCTGCAGTATCTTGCTGATGAAAAGAAGCAGCGAGATATTCGTGATGAACTTCTAGTGGATGCTGGAGCCAACCCGTCGTTCTCGTTCCAGGAACGGTCTAAAGGCGGTAACACATCGGATGATACTGCTTTCCGCTCCTCTTCTTCGGAGGAGTAAGCGTGTCTCGAATTGTCAATGGCCTTGGTGGCAACCTGGGTGACACCTTGCCTGGTGATTGGAAGAAGATCACCAAAATGGTGCTTTTTACTGATATACATTTTGGGGCACGAAACAACTCCGATCAGCACAACCTCGACAACCTGGACTACATCGACTGGCTCATCGGTATCATCAAGAAGGAGAAGCCGAGTCACATCGCGTTTCTTGGTGACTTCTTCGAGAACCGCAATGCCATCAACGTTCGTACCCTGCACCATGCTATCGAGGGCTGTCGTCGGCTGAACGCGCTCGGCATCCCGATCTTCTTCATCATCGGCAACCACGACCTATACCATCGGTCCAACCGGCTGATCTTTTCGACGGACATCTTCAACGACCTTGGCAACTTCATCCTGGTTAATGAACCGATGAAGCTTAACAAGGACTTCTATGCGGCTCCCTACCTCTTCCGTGAGGAGTACGCTGTACAGGTTGCTGAGATCAACAACCACAAGTACGTTCTTGGGCACTTCGAGTTCCGCAACTTCGTGGTGACTGGTGCTGACCGTCGAATGGAACATGGGCCTGATCCTGAGGATTTTCATGGCCCCAAGTTCATCTTCAGCGGCCACTTTCACAAACGACAAGCCTTTAAGAACATCATCTACATAGGAAATACCTTTCCAACCAACTTTGGAGATGCCGGGGATGCTGAACGAGGGTGCGCGGTATTTGACGTTGAGAATGATGATGTTTGGTTCCACAACTGGGAAAATGCTCCGCTGTTCTTCAAAACAAAGCTAAGCCGCGTTCTTGATGGTGAAGTAAACTTTCCTCCGAGAAGCAGAGTGCGCTGCACTCTTGACGTCGATATTGGTTATAGCGAGGTGCAGTCTCTTCGCGATGAGATGGTCAAGGAGCTGGGACTTAGAGAGTTTTCTGTTGAGGAGGATGTTGCCCTACGTAAGGAGCAGCTGGCTGAAGGACTTGAGGTTGATGGCGAAATTGATCTGTCATCACTTGATAACACCGTTCGCAAGCTGATCAACGAGGGTGTTCAGTCGTCAACAACCATTGATCCAACCATGTTGGTCAAACTTTATGAGGAGCTATGATGAGACCTGATCCAAAATTTGGTTGGCATGTGTATTGTATAGTGCCCCTTATTATCTTGGGAAGCATGTGTGGTAACATAATTAGTCGATTAGTGAAGTGGATCAAGACATACAGGCGCGAAAAGAACTGGACGCCGGAACAGAGACGCGTCCAGGTGCTTGTTGGTATTCGAAAGAAGGAATACCTATGAGCTTTCCATTCATATTTAAATCGATTGAGTTGAGGAACTTTCTTTCTTATGGAAATCAGTCGCAGCTTATTCAGCTTGATGAACAAGGTACTGTCACAATCACCGGCGAAAATCTAGATGTAGGCGGAGGGTCCTCGAATGGAAGTGGAAAAACAGGTATCATCAACGCCATCTGCTACGCCCTCTATAACAAGCCGTTTGACAGCATATCTCTGCAACGACTTGTGAATACAACTAATGCGTTGAAAAATACGTTGATGGAGGTTCGTCTCATCTTTGAAAAAGGTGGTGTCGAGTATGAAATCTACCGTGCTCGAGGTGAGGAATACAGAATTGAGATCCGCAGAGATGGTGAGGATATTACTCCTGGTAAGAACGTGACTGAATGCGACGCTATAATTGAGGACATCATTGGTGTAAGTTACGACCTGTTCACCAAGACCATTATCTTCTCTGGAAACTCGCCAGCGTTTCTACAGCTGCCTATCAACCAGCAGCGCAATCAAATTGAGGAGCTGTTCAACATCACGATGCTTTCTGAGAAGGCACAGAAGCTAAAGGAAAAAATTAAATCCACTGAGGCTGATATCAAGATCGCTGAAGCGGTGTGCGCTCAACAGCAGGTCGCGATTGACCTCCACGCTAAGCACATCAAGGAGGCCAAACAGAGAGTAGCTAAGTGGGAAACTCAAACAGCCGCTGACATCGCTGAGATCGAGGAAACACTACAGACGTTATCAACAGTAGACTTTGACACTGAAAAGCTGCTTCATGAAGAAAGAAGTAAGCTTAAGCAAGAAGGTGCTTACCTGGCGGCCAAGTTGGCTCCAAAGAAGAAGGATCTACAGCAGCTCAACAAGGACCTTGAGAAGCTGATGGGAGAAGAGGAGCACCTTAAAGACGCGAAGTGCCCATATTGTGCCCAGAACTACGCAGACGCGCAGTCTAAGCTTGCTTCAGTTCTTGACATCATTGAGAAAAAAGGTAGTCTGCTCATTAACCTAAAGGATGAAGTTGAAATTCTTGAGGAGCAGTCTAAAGAAAAGAAGGAAAAGCTTGCTGAAATTGAAGACGCAATTCAGCATCAGGACCTAGATGATCTTTTAAAGGCCCGTGAAAATGTTGCTGCTCTAAAAACCAAGCTTGAACAGCTTAAGAAGGCCACCAACCCGCATGAAGAGGCACTTAGTGAGCTAGAAGCAGAAAAGGTTGAGGGCGTGGATACGAAGAAGGTGGACGATCTTCGTCGCAGGCTGGATCACCAGAACTTCTTGTTAAAGCTGCTTACCGACAAGAACAGCTTCCTGCGTCGCCGCATCATTAACCAGACCATTCCCTTCCTGAATGCCCGCATCAACCACTACACACGAACTCTGGGTTTACCACATGTTGTGAAGTTCGACTCAGACATGAGCTGTACTGTGTCAGAGTTTGGCCGAGAGCTTGATTTTGGAAATCTGTCTGCTGGTGAGAAAAAGAGGGTCAACACTAGTCTTGCTCTCTCTTTTAGAGATGTGCTGCATCACCTACACGCAAAGACCAATCTTTTGCTGATTGATGAGCTTGACGGTGCTCTGGATCAGAACGGAATTGACGCAGTTGTCAGAATTCTCAAGGAGAAGAGCAGAGATGAAAACATGTCGGTATTTGTAATCTCGCACCATCCATCTATCTCTGGACGGCTTGACAAAAATCTGATCATCAGGAAAGAAAGTGGATTCAGTTCGGTAATCTACGACTGATATCGTAAATAGAACTAATTCACTGAAGGAAGTTGAAATGAAGCTACTACAAGAACTTTTATCACTAAACGAAGAAGCAATTGAGACTGTTCTTGCTTCTGATCTTTGGAAAGAAAACAAAGATTCGTCTGCCACTTTCATCCAACAGTCAGTATACATGGTGAAGAAGGTTAAAGGCTCTGACCCAACTGAGTACGAGGTGTACTCTGATTCAAGCGGAACTCGTAAATTGGTGGCAAAAATGGACTCTGAAGAGCTTGAAACATCATACGTTCCAGTTCGTTCAAACCAGAAGGAAGATGCTGAGGGATTCACGATGTATCGAGATGCTGACGAGGTTGAGGCCTTCAAGTACAGTGGAGATACTACAAAGGTTGACCTTGATGGTAAAAAGAAGACCCTCAAAAAGGGAGATTATCTGCTGCGCATGACAGAGGACGATGAATTTACCTACGACGTTCAGACAGCTAAGGATTTTGAAGACGCATACGCCGAAAAGAAATGAAGACAGCTGAGCTTCTTACTGAAGCCTCTCTTGCCCTCCGTGAGAAGGTTAGAGACAAGCTCATCATAGAGCTTGACAACATGGCGCTGGAGTATCGAAGAGGGATTGCAGAGCTATCTGGAAATGACATTGATGATACGCCAGTTCCATGGGCTGTGGTTACGTCTGAAAATCATCCAATGCTTTACAGATATGACTGCTACATCAGCATCATCAGAGACTCGAATATCTCAGACACTATGTGGACTGAATGCACTGATGAAATCAGGGATTATGTTCTCGAGAAGTTTGATAATACCGTACTTCCTGTAAAAGTTTCAGTGAAACCCAGAACTCTAGCCCGTTTGTTCATCATCATAGAATAACAGGTTGATCCTTTGGTAAATATTTCAGACAACTCCCTGAAGGATTACCGCTATGCCATCAAACTCTGTCGAAGTCGATCATGACCTCGCTGTGCAACCCAAGAAGCGCAAGATGCGCCCAGGTGGTGGCAAACAAAAGGGCAACGGCTTCGAAGGCACCGTCGCCAAGACACTGTCAAAAGCCCTAGCCCCACTCAACTTCATTCGTACCCCAGGTTCTGGTGCCCGCGTGGGTGGAAAGAACTTTGAAACAATTGGTAAGATGTTTGGAGAGGATGCTCTCAAGATCTTTGTCGGTGATGTGGTGCCGGTGAATGAGCGCCAGGAAGGAGTGCGCTTCGGGCACGTGATTGAGTGTAAGGCGTATGCAACAACTGATAATTTCACTTCCTTGGTTTCGGGTAATGCAAATGTTTTTAAGTGGTTCGAAGAAGCAGTCATCGATGCTGCCAAGCTCAACAAAAATCCACTTCTGATCTGCAAATGGAACCACACACCCGTTTTCGCTGTCACTGAGATGCGGGCGCCAATAAACCCAGCTGTCACGCTTACCACGTACTCAGCGCAACCGAGAACACTGAATGTCTTCTTGCTTGGGGAATTGTTGAAAGTAAAGGAGTTTTGGTATGTCAAGAGTTGACCTAACACTGGAACACTGCGTCTACATTACCAGACACGCGTACGGATACATCTACGCAGGCAAAGGTAAAACACAGAACGTGAGCCAGGGAAAATATAAGGGGTCTGGCATCAGGCTGACCCAGATGTTTCTCAAAGAAGGTTTTGAATTTGATACTTGGCGGACAACCATAGTGAGGACGTTTGCCGACGCTGAGGCTGCGTTCCATTATGAGCGTGTTCTTGTATCTATGCTACGTTCAAATCCAAACATCTTGAATCTGGCGGAAGGAGGAATAGGCGGGTCTGGAATGACTGGCAAATCTCACAGGGAGGCTACCCGCTACAAGATGTCCATGTCAGCCAAGAAAGTCGGTGAAGATGAAATACTGCGCAGCATACGTTCAGTAAATCTCAGGGCTATGTGGGACAATCCTGAATACCGTCAGAAACGTCTGCTTACTATGAGAACGCCGCAAGCAGTACAGCGCAGAAAAGAAGCTGCACTTGCACGAGTGGGTTGGCAGCATCCGAAACAAAACAAGCGCAACAAAGCATAAGACACCATGATTGAAACTACGCTACCTCGATGGAACGTGCGCCTCGCTGTCACTCGCCCAATCACTCAACCTGGGTTTTCTGATCTTATACCGTTGATAAACCATCACTACAAGCTTCACGTGCAGGCCGTGGACTTTCTTGGCCCATACAACGCTAAACAGCGAGGACCAAATCGACCGTATCTTGCACCATCAAAAGATCAGCTTCGACAGTCAATAAGACGGGGAGGGGTGAATGACTTTACCTATGTCTCATTTATCAACAGTCTTGAAAGATTTTGCCAGCACACTAAGGGATTAAGAGCTCTTCCAACCCCTCATCCTTCAGTAATTCATTCAATTCAGCTGCCTCTACCTGCATTTGAGCTTACGCAAGAAAATGAAAGTAATACAATAGTAAAGCTGATTGGTGTAGAGGTACCACTTGTTGCGAAAGGCCTAAGATCTTCGGGTGACGTTAAGTTTATCATTGTTAGACCAAAGCTGTCAAAACTTGGTACCGCGTCAGCCAGCAACTGGGAAGTTCTATTTTTCAATCAGGCACATGGCTACATACCCGACTGGGTTGACACACATTTGAATCCCCGATATTCCGGAGTTTTTTAACATGAACGGTAAGCAGGCAAAACGTCTTAGGCGAGCAGCTATGGGACTAGCAGTCACTCTGTCAGAAGCAGGGCGAGAAATCCAAAAAGATGGGTATCAAGTTAGACGTCATGAAAAGCCAATCACTGGTGACAACAGCGCTCCGGCTCATCAACTGCTAGTTCGCCCCGACAGCGTAAAAGGCATCTACAAGAACCTAAAATCTAGAAAAGCATGACAACTATCTACCGGCTTAGAGCAAAGAAGCAGCCTAAGCCGATAGACCCTCTTCACGTAGGCAACTTCTACCGAAAAGAACGGTTGCACCGTGACGCGATGCAGGAAAGACAGGATTTAATCCTGTATCTCGCAAAGCTACATTCTGCCGCAACGTCCAAGGCAAGACCTCGAGCATTTAATACGGTTAAGCTCAGGCTAACGTCTCTTCGTGAATGGGTTTACGACTATCGCCCCGCGCTTGACTACTTCTTTGACGTTCAACAGCTAGGTTTTAACCTAGGTGATGATAACAACGAGATAAGCATTCTTGTACCAAAGAAGCTCTGTGGTCATCGTGCTGGTGGCACAGCAGATTACAAGCTCGAATATGAACCGCCCCCTCGACCAGATGATGGAATTATTTCAAAGGTGTACGTTCATAGGAGCAATGCTGAGCAAATCATAAAGCGCCTCTGTGATGAGAATCAATTTCACCTGCTTGAAGCTGTGAAGTGGATACTTCAGCACCAGGAGCTTAACTTCATCTTCAAGCCTGCAGGCAAGCTTCAGCAACGCGACACTTCTGTTTGGCCAGTAGTGGCAGTTGAGACGTGGCCTTCTTGGCTTAGAGAAGCTCTGTTTGGCCCAGGAATTGATATCGACAGCGCCTACACGCAGTACCTAATGTTTCACCTTCAGGAGATCTACAGCTCAAGAAAATCGCTCATGAAGACACTGTTTCCAGATCTAATTGCTCTAGTTGAGGACAAGCAGAAGTGGAGACGCGAGCTCTGCGAAGAGGTTCTTGGATTAAAATGGAATGAAGAGAGCATCTCATTAGTTAAGACGGTGTGCATGAGCTTGGCGAATGGTTCACGTATTTCCCCTGGTATCCTTGAGGGTGGACAGGCATTCTCAGTTACCGCGCAAATTATCGTGAAAGCAGCAGATGAAGTTACACCGTCGCGCCTTGACGTGATTGGCAGACGGTTACAGTCTATCTCTAGACAATACGCGCGCGCCAAAAAGGACGTGTGCGCGCTGGCGCTGAAGCTAAATCCAACAGTTAAGAACCAAAAACGCGTTTTTGGTAGCTACTTTGAATGGGAAAGAGAAGCTCGGTATCTTATTTGGGAAGCTGTTGACCGTCACGGTATCATGGTGCATGATGGTATTGATGGAGTTCCAATTCAGTATCTTAATGATATAAGTGGCCTCATGCAGCGCATAGGAGTAAGGATTACTTCATGAACTATCTGTCATTTACCATCTTCATGCAAAAGGAACTGCAAGCAAAAAAACGTTGCAGGACCCAGGTAAAATTTGATGAAGAGTGGATTTGGAATAAACATGGCAGATACTACTCCCTGTTTATAACCAAGGAAAATTATAAAGAAGAAACTAAAGTTGAAGAGGGTCTTCTATTTCAGCGCGTTATGCCGGAGAACGACACAGACATGAATGCCCCAGAGTACAGACAGATAAGTCAGAATAAGCTGCTTGAATTAAGCAAAGACCAAATCCTAAAGTGGATCTACAAGGGAATGATAAGAACAACGCTAGGATAGCAAGCGGCGCGCACCCATTAGCATTAGTTGCAAAATAGGCGAGGGTACCAAATGGTACCCTACGTCGATATAATTAGTTAATAATTTGATAGGATTGTTATGACCTTATCTGAACAACTTAGTGCCATCTTCAGTGATGGGGTCGGTCGCAACTGGCGCCAGGTTCTGGCCAGTCATGGATTGCAGATTGGCACAAGACAGGCGCTGTGGGACGCAATGCATCCTCACCTGTTGTCCTGCCCCGTCTGCGGTGCTGCCTGTCCTCCTAAGCAAACTAACACTGGCAGGTTGACCACCTGTGGGTCACCCTCTTGTCGAAATCAACTGAAGCTTAAGAAAACTCAGCGCACCAATCTAAGGCGTTACGGCACAGCCTCAGCTATCGCTTCATGTGTTGTGAAGCAGAAGATTCAGAACACCAACCAAGAGAGATATGGTGGTCACCCCACCAAGGTAGCTTCAGTACAGGATAAGCGAAAGGCCACTAATCTTCAACGCTACGGGGCCATTACCCCGGCGACCGCACCTAATAAGGTGGCCGCTAGCGTCCAAAAGAGACGGCTGGCGGAGATCACACGATACCGTGACACCGTCTTTCCACGAAGACAGCAGGCATGGCTTGAAGCCTATGAGGTTGAGGTACTGTCAGACTGGGAATCAAAGAAACCGCTTACCTTTAGACACCTGCCCTGCGGTACCATATGGACGGCATCGCACACCGACGGAATCCCAAGATGTCCCGGCTGTGGCACATCTAAGGAGCAGCGGTTGGTGGAGCAGGTGCTCAGGTGCTGTGGCATCAGCTTTAAGCGCAACGACCGGAAAATCATTGCGCCGCTGGAGCTAGATGTACTGTTACCAGAGCACAAGGTAGCTTTTGAGGTTAACGGCTGGTATTGGCACTGTGACGGCAAAAGTACCCCTATGGTTGAGAAGACACGTCTTGCTCAGAATGCAGGCATAAGGCTCTATCACATCATGGACTGGGAGTGCAACGAGCATCCAGAGAAGGTGCGAAGCCTGATACTACATGCAGTCGGTAGAACTACCCGGCGACTCAACGCGCGCTCCCTAACGTTGGAGGTCATCACTGCAGCCGAGGCTCGAGCCTTTTTGGATAGCACTCACCTCGCCGGATTCCACCCAGCCAAACATCACATCGGGCTTCGGTCGAGCACTGGGTTGGAGGCAGTCCTATCAGTCGGACGACCACGCTGGGGCAAAGAGGACCTGGAAATCATCCGGTGGGCAACGGCCCTTAATACCTCTGTTAGAGGAGGCTTCAGCCGGTGCCTGAAGAACGCGCTAGCCATCACTGGCGCGCAAACTGTAGTCTCATTCTGTGATGTCCGAACTGGCAGTGGAGGCGTTTATCGAGCAACAGGCTTCACGCTGCAGCGGACAACCAAGCCTGGATATACGTGGCACAAAGGCCGCCGTCGCCTCACTCGCTACCAGACGCAGAAGCACCTACTGTCAAAGGTGCTAGGCGAGCAGTACGACCCGTCTCTCTCAGAGGAGGAGAATATGTTGGCTGCAGGGTGGTCAAAAGTTAGTGACTGTGGCCACCAGCGCTGGGTGTTTAGAACACCGGAAACGGCATCTTGCCAGCTGCCTCCAGTCGCTTGTTGATGAACTCAACCGCAATGTCTCTTTCCAGCGGTGTCATCCGCAGCACGTCTTGATATTGAATCGAGCCACGAGAAAAATACGCTATCTCTACAGCTGATTTGAGCAGGTTTCTAACATCTACACCCATTGTATTGATCATCTCGGCGATTCTGCTCGCCTCGCCTGAGATGATCATTCGGTGAAAAAACTTATCGGGTTCAATGGAAGCTCTACTTCCATTTCTGTTCCGCAGTCCTTGCACTTGAGGTTAGTAGTTCCATTTGGACCCCAGCCATTCATCTTTTCAATGACTTCTGTTATCCTATTCTGCATTGGCGATGTTAGCTTTGTCGCCCACTCCTCAATCAAAGCTCTATCAGTTATTCCATCTACGTTATCGACTAGATTTACCAGGTTGAAGATGATGTTCTTCTTTACATCATCTGGAGTCATTTCAGTTTTACCAGCATTCATCTGATAAAGCTTGATCATGTGCTCGTACTTTACGGGGTGCAGCACTACCTTCTGCCCAGTTTGAATGGTAACCTCAAACTTTTCAGTAGGGTCTAGCACCTTCATCTGCGTAACCATCTGCTCTAGGTCAACCACGTACGAGTGATTTTTCGCATTTTCGCAGGTGTGCTTGACGTTGATTTCAAACTTTGGGCCATACGTGACAAGCCGCAGATAGAACATCAGAGCGTCAACATCTCTACCAAAAAGCTGAGTTGGTTTCTTGATGTCTGGGATGCACTCTGCGCAAACCTCTTCCAGCGCCTTGCCATTAAACAGCAGATCTGGGTTCTTTAGGTTTATCTCCGTGAGTGCCGACATGGGGTGCACATGCACCTCTCCTTCGCTTGAGGAGACTTCTCCATTCTTGTATAAAGCTCCCCTTGAAGGTAGCTGAAAAACGCGACCTGGTAGCTTCAGCTTTTGCACCAACGGGTTGGATGTGTTTTCTGACATCTTCATCTCCATGTAAATATACGTATAGCCTTATTTACTTGCTTTCACCTGCAAGTTTTTGGACACTAGGATGGATGACAACAAAAAGCTAATTGAGGTCTTACACAAGATAGAGAGGGTAATTGACGCCTCTATGTCCACCTTGCAGCAGGAAGAACAGGCACGGCGCAATCTGTCTAGAAGAAAAGGTGGCAAAAAAGAGTCAGAAGCTGATTTTACAGATCTGAACAATCAGATTATAAGAGCCACAACTAGAATACAACAGCTTGTTAACGAAACTGAAAAACTTTCAAAGAACACAGAAAAAGCTCACAAAGAACTGAGCTTCATGCGGAGAGGTATTCGTTCCAGCACGGCTGCCTTTTCTGGTTTAAAGGACGTAACTGCGCAGGTTGTAAGTAGCATGCAGGCTCTTAAACCGAGTGAGCTTCCCGAAACTGATGCGCTTTCATCTTCTATCAGCGGGGTAAAGGATAAATCTGATGCCCTGCACGTTTCATTTGGACAGCTAACAACGACGTCAAGACTGCTGCGAAAAGCATTTCAAGGACTTATTGCTTCAGTTAGAGGTTCAAGGAAAGAGCTGGGGTCATCTACCGCGGCCACAACCACTAATACTGAGGCCACCATAGGATCAGCTGAGGCCACGGGCAACCATGCAGATGCTACCCGTAAAGCCACAAATCAAATTTCTAACTTAGGTTCGTTTTTTGGTGGAATGCTTAACCGCTTCGGCATTGATTTAAAGGGTGCCGGTGACAGCGCAGAGTGGTTTAAATCACAGCTAACTAATCTGGCATGGGCTCTTTCAGACACCCTCATAAACTTAACCCGCGACATGTTCTATCTACAGTCGCGCGGAATTTCTGCAAGCGACAGCTTATTTGGGCTTTACGGCAATGCCATGAAGGCTGGCATGAGCCTGCAGGAATACACCTCAATGCTGCAGGAAAATTCAGCTGCGGTAGTTAGAGCCGGCAGCTTTGAGGAATTTGGTGACAGCGTTGATCGCACAACTAGACAGCTCAACAGGCTCGGTGTGTTTGGACCTGCAGCTGAACAGCTAGCGGCATCGCTAAGAACAACCGCGGTTACAGTGGGCATTAGCCGTGAGACTCAGGAAGCTGCTGTCAATTCCCAGATTCAGTTGTTTGAGCAGCTGCGAAAAACTACACTGATGACAGCCGATGCCTTCAGGGAACTGCAGGCAGATATAGCTAACAACCAAATGGTACAAGAGGAGCTCTTAGGTTTGGCCCCAGCCGAAAGAGCAGCACGTTTACAGCAGATCACGCAAGGTGCAACCATTGGATATCAGCTTGGGGCAACAGCGCAAGCATCTAAGCAGCTTCAGGAAGCGCTGCTCGCGCAACGGAGAGCCACTGTTAAGGACCGCTTTAAAGCTGCAGGAACAATTAGAATGGGCGGTGCCATTCTTGGGATCGATACGTCGCGTGTTGAAGAGTACGCAAAGCTGATGATGAAGAACCCCGCTCTTCGTACAGAAGAGGATAAAAAGCGAATAGCAGAGCTTGCCGGCGACTATCAACAGTTTCTACAAACTCTTAAGAGCTCGCCAAATCCTGCGCTTGAGAACATCGCAGATGAACTTGGAGCTCTTGCACCAGCAGTTCAAAGTGAGCTGCAGACGGCTGCAGGTACAGTGAAACTACAAGCAGAAGCAGGATTGGCACAGAACGCTGAAATAGGTAAGCAGACCTCAGGCTTCATGCAGGACATAGGTCGGGGCCTGACGACGCTATCAGGCTTCATGAAGAACCCACTTGCTGATGCAATGGTGATCTTCGGTTCCATCTTAGCACAGACCGTGATACAGAGCAGTCTACTAACAATCATTGCCAAGAACACTGGTAGCACTGGCGGTATCTTCAAGCTGTTTGGAAAAAAGCCAGGTAATATAGCAGGGAAAGTAGGTAAAGGAGGAGCGCTCGCATCCTTTGGAAGCTTCCTTGCCGAAACCTTTAGCTCAGCTGCTGGAATTGATATCACTGGCAGAAGGGCGCCAGGCGAAATTAGAGAGAAGGGGATTGGTGCTAGAATTGCTGCTCAAAACGAAGCCAAGGCAGCCGAGAATGCGGCGAAGGCAGCAAAGGCTGCTCGCGGCGATACCTTGTTGACTAGGCTCTTGACACCAATCTTTGGCAACATGTTTGGCATGTCAGCGCTAAACTCATTGAACTTTACCGCTGAAGGTGATCTTATTCCAGAACAAACCAAGAAGGGCATAGTGGGCCGCCTCGGTGATGGTCTCAAATCATCAATGGGAAAGATCTTTGGAATCTTCAAGAGCGCCGGCCCATTTAGTATCATATTTGGAGCTATTGAAGAAGCCTTTACCGGTGAAATGGCGACTTCCTTAGATTTTGGCGACGATATTGGAGGTCGCCTGCTTGGTGTCTTGGTTGGGGGGCTGAATAGCTTCTTTACAGGAATTACACGATTGGTAGATGGAAGCTTCAACTGGGTGATGGAGGGGCTTGGGATAAACTTCAAGTTCCTTAATTTGAACCTCACTAAGCTTTTTGACACCATGACCATTATACTTACCATGGGCGCAAAAACAATATTGTCTTCCTTTGCTCGCGTTTTCTCAGATATCATTGGTTTCTTTAACAAGGACGCACCTTGGGCAAAGTCACTTAGACAATTCTCAGATGAACAGGATGCAGCAGTAGTAGCTCAAGCAGAAACACTCAAAACTCTTTGGAATACCGAAGGCGCCACTCTCCGCTCTATGGGTGAACAGCAGATCAAGGCGCAGAAAGAAACAGCCGACAAGTCAAAGCAACTTGCCGCTGCTACGAAGAACAGTACAGTTTGGGGAGCAGAGAACGTACTTGCATCTGCTAAATCGACTGCTCAGACTCTGCAAGCTGAGGCAATGAAATCACAAACAGCTGTTATCGCTACTCCTCAACCTACGCAGCAGTCCCAAGTGACACCGCCAGAAGTAAATAAAACACAGTCAACCGAAGAGAAAACTAAAGGCACACAACCTGACGGAACTATGCTCGCTATCGCCGGCATGGAACAGCTTATTTCAAACACACAGCAGCAACTAGATATATTGAAGCAAATGCTAGCTCTTAACATGAAGCAGGGTAGTTCTGAAGAAACACTAGCTGACCAAATAGCTAAACTTCCAAAACAGGCCTTCAGCGATAACACTACTCTTCACAGCTGGCTGATAAACGGACACGCTGCAGCATAAGGAAGCCAAATGGCACAGTTCAGTAACTACTGGAAGATTATCACACCTGCTTCAAGAAAGCAGCTGTACACCACTATATCCACTGACGCGTACGACCCAAGAACTACTGATCTTTCATCAATGACGACTGTAACTTGGTACTCGCAGATAATGCGTGGACCAGGTAGCAGGATGAACCAGTACAAGCAGTACGACGCGATGGATGCAGATGTTGACATCTCAAGAGCTCTCGACACTATTGCTGAGGAGATGTCAAACAAGGACGAAAAGACAAAGCTTCCATTCATTATTGAGTACGATAAAGAAGATAACCAGGACGTGAGTGACACTACCGCGATAACGCTTAGGCAGGCAGTCAGGCAGTGGTCTCAACTCCAAGATTTGAACGTGCGTCTTTTTGGCGTGTCTCGTGCTCTCATAAAGTATGGTGACTGCTTTTTCAGAAAAAATTCCGATACCAAGAAGTGGGTCTGGATTGATCCATCCTTAGTGTATGGTATTGAAATAGACCAGCTTGGCAACAAGATAAACTATCATTTGAAGAAGCCCGGCAAGCCACACAGCAGCACCGCCTACGGAACAAAGAACGAGGAAATTGAAATCATACCTGCAGCCGCAATGCTGCACTTCACTATGTCAGATGAAATGGGAGATAGTACCCCATTTGGTCAATCTGTTCTTAGGCCAGTTTTTAGAGTTTACCGACAGCTTTCAATGATTGAAGATGCGGTCATCATCTACAGAATCGTTAGAGCTCCCGAGCGCAGAGTATTCTACGTTGACGTTGGCAACATGCCAGCCCAGCGGGTAAAGCAGTACCTTGAGCAGGTAAAGAATGAAATTCGCCAGAAGAGAGTTCCTGGTATGACCAACAATGGTCAGAAGGACGTCGTTGATGGCCAGTATGATCCCCAGTGCTTGGCTCTTGACACCAGGATTCCCCTTCTTGATGGTCGCACCCTGTCCTTACAGGAGCTTATCGAAGAGTACAAGCTTGGAAAGCAGAATTGGGTATATTCGTGTGACCCGGTAACAGGAGCAATCAAGCCTGGTGAAATATCTTGGGCAGGTGTAACTAGAAAGAACGCAGAGATAGTAAAAATTACTCTTGATAATGGTTCTGTTATCACCTGCACTCCTGATCATAAATTTCCAGTGCAGGGTATTGGTTTTGTTAGGGCTGATGAACTTGATTCAACTATGAGCCTTGTTCCATTAAACAGAAGGTGGAAATCATGTTCTGTTACAAGTGAAGAACCATTTCACCAGGGCTATGAAGAAATTTTTGATGTATCAAAGAAGCAATGGGTAAAAACTCATAAAGTTGTTGCGTCAAGCATTCATCTACAAGAATTTACATATAAGTCTAATGAGAAAAAGGTGGTAGTCCACCATGTAGATTTTAACAAGCTCAATAATTCACCTGACAACCTAGTTATGATGGGGGTGAACGATCATATCCAGTATCACGCAGATTATAACGCACAAAGATTTTCTAACTGGTCAGAACAGCAACAGCAGCGGCAAATATCCTCATTAAATGAAGGAGCAACACGCGCGTGGAAAAATAATGTACAAAAGTCTTTGGACGACCAAGAAAGACGTGTAAAGTCCCGTAGCTTAACTATGCGTGCGAGAGGTATAGCACCTGTAGATTTTTCTATGAAAAATCGTGCTCAAAATATCGCACAGCAACTAACCATCTCCCCGCAGATGGTTGCGCGAGTTATCGATATTCTTAAGGAAAATCATTCACTTTTGAGAAAAGACGCGCTAACCGTTTTTAGTCAAGATGAAATCTTAATGTCACTTTACGCACAGGTTAATGTTCCTTCAAAATCTGGTCGAAGAACTTCGATTTCACATAAATTTTTAAACCGTCTAATTAGGGAAAATGGTTTTTCTGGGTTTACTCACATGCGCAGCTATGCTCAACAACTAAATCATAAAATTGTTAGTATTGAGACTATGTTGCAGAAGCAAGATACAGGGTGCATCTCTATTGGTGAAAAAGTGCACAACTGGCACACTTTTGCACTAGAAAGTGGTGTTTTTGTTAAAAATTCTATACAAGAAGATATGTTTTTCCCGGTCACGGCCACAGGTCGTGGATCGCGTGTTGAAACTCTACCAGGTGGAACCGAGGACTTTGGTACAAATCTATTAAAGTACTTCCGTGACAAACTTTTCAGAGGACTTAGAGTCCCATCCTCTTACATGGTTGGCCAGGATGGTCAAGGTGCACAGTACAATGATGGTAAAGTAGGTATCGCTTACATCGAAGAACTCAGATTTGCCAACTTTATTCGACGACTGCAAGACCGCATGGAAGGTCTGTTCGACGAGCAGTTCAAGATCTATCTTAAGGTCTGTGGGCTGAAGATAGATGATGAGATATTTAGACTTCGTCTTCCTGATCCAGCTAACTTCGCTCTTTACAGACAAGCTGCCCTAGATGCCGATCTTATCAGCTCGTTCAACAACATCTCTGGAGAAAGAACTCTGTCTAAGCGCTTCATTCTGAAACGCTACCTGGGTCTAACCGATGATGAGATCCAGATGAACGAGGTGATGGTGAAGGAAGAGCGCGGTATTCTCGAGAACACAAATATCCCATCTCTGCAGCAGATATACGATCCGGCAGTATATGAGAATAGAGAGCAGCTCTCTGTCGAACCGCCAGGTGGTGGAATTCCAGGTGAAGATGCTCTTGCTGGTGGATTAGGCGGTGAAGAGGATATTGGCGGGTTCTTTGGCGGAACTGGTGGAGGTGCAGAACCACCGTCGATGGGTGGAGAAACACCTCCAGCGCCTACAGAAACACCTCCAGCGCCTACCGGAACACCTCCAGCTGTGTAGTATGCACTACGTCTACAAGATCGTCTTTGAAGACGGTCAGTACTACATCGGCGTACGCAAGCTTCCAGCGGGCACAACCCCCATGGAAGATAGCTACATGGGATCTGGTAAAGCAGTTCGGCGACTTCTCAAAACGCAAATGGCTAAAAAACAAGTTCTTGCGGTTGTTGAAGACAAGCACGATGCGTACAGAATGGAAAGACAGCTTGTTTCCTATGATCTCTTGAAAGACCCGCTATGTCTAAATCTTGTGCTTGGTGGTAGAGGTGGGTACCTAGAAACTGTTCCACTCTGCAAAAGATGGCAACGAGATAAGATGAAGCTGCAAGAAGCTGTTGAAAAGACTGCCAAATGTCGTCGCGGTAAAACAAAGCGGACAGATGAATCTCTTCTATTAATTTCCAAGAAGCTTTCTGGAAGAACAAAGAGCTCTCATTATCATGTGGCGCGTATGGCCCAAAAGCTCAGTGGGAGGACCAAGCACACCCATCCGTATCTTCAGGTTTCAGGTGAAAAAGTTTCAAGAGCTTTAAGAGGTAAGACCAGACCAGACACAGCGAAGAGGATGAGTTCTGACTCAAATCCGTCAAGGAGGAAAGCCTTGCAGGATGCGATTATCCTGCAAGCAGTCTCAGAGATACCGCCTCAACTGTTAATGCAGCGCCATTCAATTGAAAAACAGCGTGAAGTGCTTGAACTTGCAAAGCTCTCAATCCCACGAAAGCAAATTTTTGAGAAAACTGGGGTTCCTGAAAGCACAGTTAACGCGTTTCTTTCAAGGATAGTAAGGTTTGCGAGTGGACAGAGTGGTGCGCCGCAGTGAATTTCTAGTAGATGCGATACGTTTACATTGCCGTTAAACTCTCAACATCAACAGCTTTAACCATAAATAAATGAAAGTTTACTCACTTGGGAGTTAAAAATGCAACTGCTTCAAGAAACACTTACCCCATCTGCCGCTGCCCTTTGCGAGATGCGCCAAGGCCAAAACCTTTACCTAAAGGGAATTATGATGCAGGCAGAGCTCAAGAACGGCAATGGCAGAGTGTACCCACTCGCTGAAATTAGCCGCGCGGTTGAAGAGGCCCAAAATAGAATCAAAGAGGGTTACAGCATAATGGGTGAGCTCAACCACCCCGATACCCTGACGATTAATCTCGACCGCGTTTCGCACATCATCACTGAAGT